ATATAGTGGCTGTCAAATCTATCTTGGAATGACCCATTAACTTCTGTGCGACCCTTACATCTATTCCTTTCTTTTGCAAATCAGTACAGAATGTATGCCTGAAACAGTAAGGCACAAGGTCGGGTGCATTACCCATCGCTTTCTTTAACGGCTTCCATCTTCTCTTCAAAGTCTTCTCGCTTATATGACAGATATACCCATCAGAGGCTCTATTTGACGATTTCAGCGACTTTTGTATCAGCCTTGACAAATCCTTCGGCAGAGGAATATCCCTCGCGGCGTTTTTAGTCTTTGTGCCTCTTACGTGGAGGGCAGGCACGCCTGCTATTTCTACTATGTCAGACTCTTTGATGTCTCTTGCTTCCGATGGTCTTAATCCACAGTAATACATAAAAGCAAAAGGTAGGTTAATCGGGTCTTCGACCTTATCAAGAAATACTTCTCGTTCAGAGTTAGTGAGAGAACGCCTTGTAGTGGCTGTGCCTGTAGGCTTCACTATGTTCCTTGCAGGGTTTTTCCCTATTATATCGTTGTCGATAGCACGCTCGAAGAGAAAGTCCATCAACTGTTTGGTCTGGTTAATGTAGAACGCAGAGTTTCCTATTTGATGGTTAATGCACATTTGACAGTCTATAGGCTTTATAGATTCCATTTCCATATTGCCCATATATAACAATACACAATTCTTCAAACGATTATGATAGTTATAGTAATATCTTGTTCCAATTTTTAAGTCGGGCTTATATACACTCACACAAGTGTACGCCCATTCATTTAAAGTCATAGCACATCCTTTCCGTATAACAGGGCAAAGGAATTACTTATGCCTTAAGGATTCTATTTCAGCGACACTCCTTTCGGAATAAATATCATTATTATCTATATGCTCCATTTCGTGAACTATCGCTTTTGCAAGTGTTTCATCGGAGCAGTTTGGGTTATACATCACGCTTGTGGTATCGGTTGCACAGTCGTGTACTATGTTAGCCCTAAAACTGCAAGGAGCATAATAAGGTATAAATTTAGCGTTGCGCAAATAATTAGCAATTTCTTCTGCTCTTTTCTTCCCCTTATCTGCGCAGATGCATTCAAAAATAATCTCACCATCCATTTTCGTTTTCCTACCTATTTATTATTATCTATAAATTTAATAAGCGCTTCTATTGTTTCTTTACTCATTTTACGAGAAGCATCAAATAACACCCTTAACTCTGGGCGGTCTTTTAAATCCTGTGCCAACTGTGCCACTTCGGGGTCTATATAATATTCCACTTCGGGGTCATCGCTATCACCTAAAAGGTAGCCGACAGTAACACCGAAATACTGCGCTGCTTTCTGTAAAGTATCGGCACTAGGAATCTGTTTACTCCATCTTCTTATAGTGCTATTCCCAATACCTAATTCTCTTTCTAATTTCCTAATGGAAATGTTATCTCTCTCGCACAATTCTCTTATTCTTTCAGTAATATCCATAATAATAATCTCCTTTCTTTAAAAAAATATGGAAATTACCCCTTGACATTGTAGCATATGTGCGATATAATAACACCGAAAAGTGAATTGAATATGCGACAAAGCCCCAAGGGGTGAGGAAAGTATGCGGTTGTGTTTGGGAAACGGATTATAGCATATCTCCTACGAAATGTCAACCACTTTTCGGAAAGGCGATTATGAATATATATAATAATGTAAAGAAAATCGCCGACCGTAAGGGCTTCTCTATAAGGAAACTAGAGAGGGAAGCAGGCATAGGTAATGGAACTATAAGGCGGTGGGGAGATGTTTCTCCATCTGTAGAGAACCTTATAAAAGTTGCAAACGTCTTGGGCGTATACCCCGAAAGGTTACTTAAATAACCTACCTTACGGCTATGCCGACTTGCTGGCAGTTCACATAAGTTATTGTTCAGTTGGGTAAAGTCTTTTCAAAATCATACACGACTGTCAGCAAGTTTGTTTAATCTGGCGATGAGTAGCGAAACTGAATCATCGGGGAGTATCGTGGTAAAAAGTTTCATCCGATGGCACTTAAAAATTATCACAAGATAAGGGTCAATAATCGGACTCGAATTGAAGAAAAGGAGAAGGAAATGGTAGGAACTAACTTATTAGACGGTTTTGAACTCATTGAAATCAAGGCTTCGAGCCGTGGCAGAGGTAGCGGTGTAATCAAGATTTCAAACAACAAAAGGATGATGAGCATCCCTGCAAAGTATGCCAAAGAACTTAACTGGAAAGATGGAGAAAGGGTGAACCTTAAAATCAAAGGCACAACGTTCGCACTCGAACCAAGCAAGGTTGGGTTAGTGACAACTCATTCGCATAGTGGAAGTGGAGTAGTAATCTCAAATGTAAACTTCTGTAGAGAAGTCTTATCAAGAACAAGGTCGTGCAGAGAATACGATGGTTGGGTAGAAGAGGGGACTCTGTTCTTCAGACCGAAGAGAGGTGACGAATAGTGGAACTTAACTTCAGAGCATTGAGAGCCGATGAGATAGATGTCCGCATCGGTACAGTATCAGCCAAAGGTGCAACATTCCTACTCTATAAGAACGCAAGGGTGGATATGTCCATACTTGACGAGACAGTAGGTGCGATGAACTGGCAGAGACATCATACAAGAGAGAACGCAAACTGCATAGTGTCCATATGGGATTCAGAAAAGAAAGAATGGATTTCCAAGGAAGACACAGGAACAGAGTCCAATACCGAAGCCGAGAAAGGACTGGCAAGCGACTCTTTCAAGAGAGCGTGTACGAATTGGGGTATAGGCAGAGAACTGTACGAATCACCTTTCGTATTCATCAAGGCAGAGACACAGAAGAAGCAGAGCGGCAGAGGCTATGAGTTAGCAGACCCCTACCAGTTCCAAGGCATCCGAGTCAAGGAAATCGAATACAAGGAAGTCGAGAAGAAGAGGGTAGTCTCCAAACTAATCATAGTAGACAAGAATGGTAACACACTGTACTCGTTTGGGGTTGGCACAACATCAAACAAAAAGCCCCCTGCAAATAAGAGAACCTCAAGAGACGAACTGGTAGCATACTGCAAGGAACATAACATCGAGATGACAATGGTTGCATCAGCCTTTGACCTTAACAGGGATGCTACAGAAGAACAGTTTGCAAATGCATTAAAGGAGTTGAAGAACAGTGAAGTCAGATAGCGTAATCAAAGACCGTGATAAGTACATCGGCGGTAGCGACATTCCCATCCTAATGGGTATCAGCCCCTTCAAGACGAGGTGGCAGTTATTAAAAGAAAAAGCCGAACCGAGAGGTGATGGATATGCAACAGAGTACACATCCGCACAAATCGAATACGGCAATGAGATGGAAGAAAAAATCCGAGGATATATCAACGAAAAGTACGACTGCAAGTTTACCCCTACTGTGAAAATCGTGGAAGATTTAAGAGGAAACTGCGATGGACTTTACGAAGATACCATCCTCGAAATCAAAACCACTTCAATTATACACAAGAATGTTGACCAGTACAAGTCCTATTTGGTGCAGTTGCTCTTCTATATGAAGTTGTTCGGCAGAGACAATGGTATGTTGGCGGTCTACGAAAGACCCGAAGACTACAACACCAAGTTCAAGCACAAGAGACTGCACATATACAGAATCAACATAGCAGACTACGAAGACTTACTGGCAGAGATATTCAGACAGATAAACAGATTTAGGGAAGACCTCGCCAAGATGAAAGGTAATCCATTCTTGACCGATGAAGACCTTCAGCCAACAGAGATAATCGAAATGGCAGATAGGGCATTAGTCCTTGAGACACAGTTGAAAGCCTACAAGAAACTTGAAGAGGAATACAAGAACCTCAAAGACAGTCTCAAGGCGATGATGCAAGACAAGGGTGTCAAGTCGTTCATAGCAAATAGCGGTATGAAGATAACTCTTGTACCTGATGGCGAGGACACGGTAGAACTTAAGTTTGATGAGAAAGCCTTTGAAAAAGAGAATCCCAAACTCTATGAACACTACCTCAAACCCAAACAGAAGAAAGGCAGGGCAGGGTACGTAAGGATAACGTTACCTGAAGAGTAATGGAAGGCTATATAAGATTGCCTCGTATAGTAGAGGAATGGGAATACTTCAAAGACCCAAACTGTATGTTAGTGGCGATATATCTAATGATACACGCAAAGTATACTGACAGCGAGTTCCAAGGATATAAGTTACACGCAGACGATGTAATCTACTCCATTAAAGGCATAGCAAATGCCACAGGGCTATCCGACAGACAGGTGCGTACTGCATTGGGGAAACTCAAAGCGACAGGCATTTTGACAAGCAAAACGACAAGCAAGTTTTCTGTCGGAAGCCTTGAAAAATGGGCATCGCAGAAGCCGAACACCAACGGAGCGACACACACATCGACAAGCAAAGCGACAACATACAAAGAATATAATAAAGAAACAGAAGAGAAAATAGACTTTGGGAAAGGTGGAATAAGGTTTCACGTATGAGAGAATATGAATCGGTACTACTCGGTACGTGGTTGAGAGGTGAGCATTTAGAAGACCTCAAATATGTCAAGGAGAACGACTTCACAGAGTCAGAGATAGTAAAAGCCTTGAAGAAAGGCAAGACTATGTATGAGATAGGGGAAGACCTTAAGAGGATTCCAGAGTTAGCAAACCTATCTACTATCAGGTCAGAGATTCTCTATAAGCAGTGCTTCTCAAAGATGATGGAAGTGCAGATACAGAGAGACATCGCCAACATATCAGACTTAAAGACTATTAAGAACAAGATAGACTACCTTGAGTCAGTCACATTCGGTGATGTAGAAGAAGTCGAAGACCCTGCCGTATCCCTCTTAAATGAAATGGCAGAGAGGGCGCAGAGACAGACGATAAATTGGGAAAAGATGCCATCCCTCAACTACTTGACCGCAGGCATTAAAAGGAAAGAATTGACCGCTATTGCGGCAAGACCATCGGTAGGCAAGTCAGCCTTTGCTTTGCAGATAGCCTATGGAGCGTGGAAACAGGGTGCTAAAGTCCTGTACTTCCCACTCGAAATGAGTGCCAATCAGAGTTTCGGAAGACTTATGGTTATGAATGGGTATATGACCTCAAAGGAATTCCAGACTGGTAAAAGGCAGAACGAGAGACTGTTCCAAGCAGGCATAGACCACGTAGCAGAAATCGGAGCATCAAAGCGTTTCAAGGTATATGAGGGCGAGGGTAGGTTAGAAGCCATAGAATCGACTATCAAGAACGAAAAGCCGTTCCTCGTAGTAATAGACCAGTTGACACAGATGAGAGCGAGTGTTCCGTTCAAAGACATAAGACTCCAGTTCTCATATATGACATCCAACCTTAAGAGGATAGCGATGCAGGAGAATGTGGCAATCATACTGCTGTGTCAGATTAACAGAAACGCAGACAACACAGTGCCTACTATGGCAAATCTTAAGGAGTCAGGGTCTATCGAAGAGGACAGCGATAATGTGATTCTTCTTCACAGACTGCAAGCCAAAGATGTTGCAAACCCTGCGCAGTATGACTGGAATAAATCAAGACCAATGACTTTGAACCTTGCCAAGCAGAGAGACGGAGAGGTAGGAGAGTTCGACATAATCTTCAAGCCTGACAAGATGACATTCTACGAGGTGGCAAGATGAAGAGAGAAGTAAAACCAGAGACGGAAGTCAAAAGGCTCAAGAGAGCCATCAAGAAATACTGTTACGAATGTTCGGGAGACAGTAAGACAGAAGCAGAAAGATGTAAGATAAAGGACTGCCCATTATGGGCGTACAGAAAGTGAGAGAAAAGTATGCTTATTTGTAAAGATTGCGGAATAACATTTGAAGAGCCTGTTACGTGCAGGGAATACCACGGACTCGACTATGGGTACGAGACGATGGAAGGTTGCCCCTTTTGTGGGAGTGCGAACTTCGTTGAAGCGAAGAAGTGTAGTGTGTGCGGTGAGCCGATAGCAGAGGGTAAGATTTGCTCCGACTGTTTGAGCGAGTTCAAGACCGCCGTAGATGGGTTCGTAGAAATCTACTCAAAGGCTTTAGGCTTAAGAAGAGACGATGTTGCAGACCTGATAATAGATTGTGTGGGGTGATGAAATGATAGGAAAGTTTTGGGATATGCTGTTCGCTTATGCGGACAAGGCAAAGGCAAATGGAGACAAGGAAAGGTACGAGATAGTACAGGAGATAGAGACGATGTTGCAGACTGCCTACGATTTAGGGGTTTCCTCATCGAGCGTGATAGTTGACTACAGAGGTAGGGGCGATATGGAACGGCTGATACTGTCCATACCAGACATAAGAGTATATCACGATAAGACAGATGACACGGTATGGTATGAGTTAGACTTCGAGTATGAAGAACACGGTGGCACAAGAAGATTCGACACACCGCAGGAAGTCATCAAGTACCTAATCCAGTATAGGGCAAAGAGCCTTAACAGAAATATGGGCGCAGAAAGAGCCGCCGCTATAGAGTTTATGACTAACAGGCTCAAGAAAATTACTTTATCAGAAATATATGGCAATCCGAAGAAAATCGTAGAGGTGGAAAATGGAAAGAAATAAGGAACTGTATGAGAAAGTTAGAAATCTTGCTGAAGAGGTAGGCACAAATCTTGAGAGCGTCAACGAAGACAATATGTCTATCATAATCGGTATCGCAGACTGCACCAAACAGACCGCAACATTATGCGTATCAGGAGTAACAGAGGGCGTACTGGAAATGGTTAGAAAGATAGTGGATACCATATTCGGAGAGGACGAAGATGAAGACGAGAGAATTGATGAAAACTTTAGTTGAAAACGAGGACACGATGATAGATGCGTTAGTCCTGTCATTACGGAATATCAAGTATGGCAAAGGCGAGTTCGCTTTCTTCAACAGTAATATGGAACTGGTAGCATTACTTGATTATTTAGTAGGCTCGCTTGAAGAGGACACCAGTAATGTATACAGGGTGAAGAAGCAAGTCATTGACGACTTCAAGGAAACTGATGAGGTTAATCAAGATGCCCTTACGAGGCTTGAAAATGCCGTTTTCAGCGAGGTTAAGACTTGCCTTAATCTATTAGCCAATATTGCAAAAGCCAAAGAATCAGTGGAGTTTCAAGAGTTATGGAAGGAGAAGCAGAATGAAAAAACTTTATATCAGCGTGCCGATGAAGGGCAGAACTGACGAACAGATTCAGGAATCAATTAACAAGATGTGGAAGATGACGGAGATAATGCTTGGGGAAGAATGTCAGGTGCTACCCACATACAACAAAGAGAACAGAGACATACCTAAATTCGTAGCCCTTGGCAGAAGCATAGCGTGGCTTGGAGATGCAGACTTCTTTGTCTATTGCTCCCCTTATAGCACCGCTGGCGTTGAGTCAGAGGTAGACATCGCTATGATTTACGGCATACCGACAATCCGTTACGAGGGCAGATACATTTGCCCAGACATATTCACATTAAGGGAAGAGGGGGAAGCAGAATGAATTTAGCAGTAATATCAGGAAGAACAACAAAGGACTTTGAGACATTCACTTCAAAGACTGGCACGATGATAGCCAAGACTAATGTAGCCGTTGACAGTGGCTTCGGAGACAACAAGAGAACAGACTTCATACCAGTAACGGTATTCGGTAAGCAGGCAGAGTTCTGTTCACAGTATGTAACCAAAGGCGACCTTGTAGAAGTCAGAGGTCATATAGTTACTGGCTCATACAAGAAGTCAGATGGCACTACAGTCTACACTACAGATGTAAATGCCGATGACATCAAGAAGTTACAGGGCAAGGGCAAGACAGAAGTCAAAGAACAGATAGAAGACACGATGCCTGAAGTGAAGTTTGAACAGATAGAGGAAGACATTCCGTTTTAAGTATCGCTGACGAGCGAGAGGGTAGTAAGGCAAGACTGCGTGGCGTGTAAAGCCGTAGAGGGTGGGGAGTCTTGCAACTAAAGAAAAATACATTTTGTATGTTTTGTAAGTTTTTGAAAGGAGAGCAAGATGGACAGAGACTGCAATAACTGTATCAGATGTACTCCAGACAGAGGATGCACAAGTTGGGACTGCGATTACATCAACCGTAAGGAAGCCATAGAAGTTTGGGAAGCATATCAAAAAGGAATCATCGTCATAAAAGAACTATCATCTTCGGCAGAAGTGAAAGGAGAATGATATGGGAGTAAAATTTTCGCAAGCAATTAAAAAAAGTAATACGGACGAGTGGTATACTCCGAGGGAAAATGTAAAAATAATCGTTCCGTATCTGCATAGGGGGGGTATAAGAAAATACTCTGCCCATTCGATACAAAGGACAGCGAGTTCGTTAAGGTGCTAAATGAGGAAGGCTTCGAGGTGTCATATAGTCATATTAAGACGGGAACGGACTTCTTTGAGATTAGTAACTTAAATGACTACGACGCGATAGTCAGTAACCCACCATTTAGCAAAAGGCAAGACATACTTGAAAGGTTATTTGCGAGTGGAGTTCCATTCGCTATGATATTGAACTTCAACGGTCTGTTTGATTCAAAGAAAAGATGGGAACTTTTTAAAAATAATAAATTTGAATTGATCGTGCCTTTAGGCAGAATGCACTTTTTCAACGAGGAGTGCAAGGGTAATAGTCCAAACTTCCAAAGTGTTTATGTGTGCAACGGAATGACCGAAAAACAAATTGATTTTTATGAGGAGTTAACCAATGATAGCAATACCTAATATGGATAAGCCGAAGAGTTGTGATGAATGCCAAATATTAAGAGCGGAATTTGACGGTTCTTACGATAAACCAATTACAGGATGCCGACAAAAAATGGGGAAGAAAAATACACTTCGAGAAGAATATGATGCATTGATTCTCGATTGCCCACTAATCGAGATAATCCCGTGTAAGGAATGCAAGAACAGTCATATGACATACGATGGCAAGTGCAAGTATTGCGACTGGGAAAAAGACGATGATGATAACTATATTGAATGTTATTTTGACGGCGACCACTTCTGCTCATATGCAGAAAGAAAATAAAAACAGAAAATTGCCATTTATCTGCGAGTAAGTGAGAATAAACCTCGATTGCAAGCAGATAAAAACAGAAAACCCGTAATTATTTGAAAGGAGAAGCGAATGACTAACGACACAATAAAAATCCAAGCGAGGTCTGCCGATGAGGTCAGGGCGACAAAACGAATAGTGTTGTATAAGGACGGATGCGAGAGAGAGTTCTATCTACCTAAAGCAGAGTGGGAATGGTGTCGAGACTGCAAGGAGTTTGACCGAGAAGCGCATTGTTGTCCTCGATATACTAAAGTGATTCGAAAGACCATAGCAGAGTTAAGAGAGAGTTACACGATAGCAAAGGATTCAGAAACGGTGAGTTTTAAAAATGGGGAAAGTCAATTCTAAACAGAAGGGCAACAGATACGAGAGAGAGTTAGCCAAAGCCTTTAGAGAGTATGGATTTGCCGAAGCACGAAGAGGTGTTCAATATAGTGGAAAGCAAGGGGAAGCCGATGATGTAGTGGGTCTTCCCTATATCCATATAGAGGCAAAACACGTAGAGAAACTAAACTTATATAGTGCGATAGCACAAGCAGAAAGAGATGCCAACGAGGGCGAAATGCCTTGCGTGTTTCATAGAAGAAACAGAACCAAGACTTATGTAACGATGGCTTTAGATGACTGGATGAAATTGTATAAGGGGTGGTTGAAATGAAAGACTATTATCAGTTCGATGTAGATGGATTCTTCAGAGACTACAAAGTGAATAAGAGAAAGTTACGAGATTTGGAATGGGATTTGGCACAGGCTATGTCTCAAGGCGGTATGGATTATGCCAAGCCAAAAGTAACTGGCGGTTTACCAAGTTCTCAAGTAGAGACAGCCGTTGAAAGAATGTCCGATATAAGGGCTAAAATCGACGATTTGAACGAGTATTTTGAGAGAGTGGATAAATACCTTAACTGCCTCGATTCGACAGAAAAAGCAGTCGCAGAGTATTACTTCATCAAGGGATTCAGAAATCATTATGCGGTTCAAGAAATAGCGTATAAGACTCATATGTCAAGGGCTTCGGTGTACAGAACAGTACGCAAGATTAGGGAAAAGATAAGAAAATTTGTAGAAAAAAAAGAGGGGGCATAACGCCCCCATTAAGTCAGTCGCTGTTTTTAATTTCATCGAAGAACGCTTCTCTTTGTTTTGTGTTTTCTGCAATGATGGAGCATAACTGTTCTACAGACATATTGTCAAAGCGTTCTTTCTCTATTTGCCATTTCTTTGCTATAAACTCATCAAGAGCATCCATATCGTAGCCCATCACTTTGCACATACTTCTATGAGTAAATATGTGTTCGATAAATTCAGCAATGATATACACAAACTTGTCATATTCTAAACCTTCGTTTTCTTTCTCATTCATAGCGTTCTCCCTTTCTTTTGAATAATTTTACAATCGTGCCTGTTAGTGTGCTTACAGTCCAGCATCCTGCACATAGCACCAATAAATATATTATCATACTGGCACAAATCAGTAGTATAATCTTCATAATATCACCTCTAATTCTCTGCCACCAAAGTAGTAAAGACTATTTGAAAGTATATCTTTGGCTGACAGTTTTTTATTGTCTTCAATTACTTTATTCTTGAGAAACTTTCTTTCGGATTCGTCACCATCGAGGACTGGAATTATCATCCACTTATGCACCGAGGTAGGGAGTGCATAGTATTCTCCGAATAACTGGTACAACTGTTTAAGTATTCCACCGTAGAACAGAACAGAAGCACCATAATTGTGAGATTTATTTGTTAGCACAAACATATTATCGTCTGCGGCGAGGAAACTGTCAAACAGAACATTTCTTGCGTGTCCTCTCCTTGATTCGGTGTAGGATTCCAATACTGGTGGTTCAAGTTCGGGGGCAGTATTTTCTGCCGAGTACCACATATTGTTTTTATATGTATCTGTTGTTATTAACTGGATTCTATCCTCTGTTTTTGCTGTAAGGCAAAGAGCCATATCTTTGAATAGTTTGCGGTGCGGTATGTTGTCTAACGAATCGTTGCGGTTTAGTAATCTTAACCCTAAAGTATCGTAGGATATTGATGGATGTTTGACTGGCTCTTCTTTCTTCGGACGGTCTATTAATTGGTCGCCAGAAATCAAGCGCAGCAACATACCTAATCCTACAGTCGCAAGGAAATACAGACCACCGCCAATAACAAGGGCAAATAATATTTCTTTCATAACAATCTCACCGCCTTTTGATTAGTAATCCCAATCAATACATTCATCGGCTGATGTGTAATACTGACCATCATATCCCTTTTCCATCAACTTATCATAGCAATCATAACATACAAGCCTAAAGGGGATACCGTGGCAGTCATAAGTGAAAGTCATATCGTTTCTATCAACTTCATTCCCACAAACAGGGCAGATTCTTGTGTTCATATCGTTGCTCCTTTCTTATATTATACCATACTTTAGAGACATTAATTGGACTTTAAGCGTGATTTTCTTTTATCGAGTTCAATATGGTTTCTATGTCATAATGTTTTCCTGTCTTTCTGACATCCACTATATCGTCCGAATAAAAATAGCCATCACAAGGAGCATATACAGTAAAACCTTTGGACGGAGTTTTCCACATTGAAAGAACGATTCCTTTAGTAGTTTCGCCATCGCCCATATAGTCTAAAGCACGAAACGAAATCTCATCGCCTATATGTATCTCTCTTTCAAGTGCATCTGCGTATTCCTGCACCTCGTTATATTCAGCATTGAGGATTATGTCTATGACTTCCTCGCTTATGCCACCTTCCCACTTGATAATGGTTCTTAAGGCATCTAGCACTTCTTTAACACCGAAACTCTGCCCTTCATCGTACCCTTTATCCCAGTTCTCCTGTAATACATCACGAACCTGTTCCATTTCCCAATCAAAACCATTGGTGTACACATAGTTATCATACATTCCCATATCTGTTCTCCTTTCTTTTTTTAGAAGTAAGTATAGAAAAGGCTTTCATAACTACTTGCGTAGTAGTAATAATCGCCCAAACAACCATTTTCTTTGTCGCCCTTATATAGTTCTGCAATTCTTTTAATTGCTTTTTTCCAACTATCAACAGTATATACACAGTCGTTCTCTATGCCAGCATCAGACTCATATAATGCATAAATGTAATACATACAATCACCGCCTTTCATTCAATCTCAAGAGTGTTATCGAGCCTTTCAAAGAACTCACTAAAAGCATCATCGTCTATTTCAATGCCCTCATTGTAGAGATAATTCACAATGTCCGTGAACATCCTCTTGCACGCTTCGAGTTCTTCTTCCAATATCGACTCACGATTTTCAAGCGCATTGATGCACTCTTTCATAGCAAGCCTTGTATTTCTGAATCTGCAATATGCCATATTAACCATAACATCACTTCCTTTCTCAACCTAAAAGCACAGTATTATCAACATCAATATCGTCGTGGAACATACCATATTCATAGCACGCCTTTATTTCGTCAAGGTCATCAGTAAACTGATACCACAGGGTATGATAGCCATTGCCCTCGTCATCCGTGCTGATTTGTATTACCTTGTCGCCATTACCTTTCCGCTTCTGTTCAAGGCAATACTTTGCAAGTACATTTACTGTTAATGCTTTCATCGTCATCACTCTCCTAAATAATCATAACCGAACATTTTTCTGCGTTCTTTCTGCCAGTCGCTATATTCATCCAATAGGTGCTGTCTGAATTCCTCATCATCAATCCAATCAAGAGAACTATCGAAGAACAACCACTCTTGCCATTCCAACTCTGGAACTATGATATTTATTTTGTCTTCCATTGCAGTATCAACTTCAAGATAAGGCTCTTTGTATCTCTTAATGGTTTCAAGTCTGTTTCTAATATCCAACTGCGCTCTCTCATCTAACTCTGCGATAAAGTATGCCATACAATCACTCCTTTCTACTTATCAAACATCTGTGCAAACTGTTCAAAATGTCTGCCAGTCTTTTTTACACTTGTGATAAGGCGATGGCAAGTTTTTATGTGTCCACAACTATTGAAAAGAATGCTTGCAGAACCAGAAGTAGAATCTATAGTAGTTTCCAAGAACCCAACAACAATACCAACACGCTCGCCTTTATCGAATTCGACCTCATCGCCTACACACAACTTCAAATCGTGGAGTTTTTCTTCAAATGCGGTGGGGCAGGGCAAACGCAGTATTTCTTCGAGATGTTCAGGTATCTCAAGATGCAGTTCATTAAGATACTCTTTAAGCATATTAGAGAAGCAAATAAAACCATTCTCAAAATGGTCATACAACTCGCCACTTGCCCTTAACTCATCTTGAGCATCTACCCACACTCTCTCAAGTAAATCATTCAAAGGCATATTAGTTACAAGGTTTGAATAGTTTTCAAAGTTAAACATTTTTATTTCTCCTTTCTACATTGCGTGACATTCATTCTCATAAGGGCATCCATAACAAGCCATACCCTGTGAGTCTATTCTGTCTTGACATTCGTCTCTCCATATCATCCAATCTTCAGCTTCTTGCTCACTCAATTCTCCCGATAAGTCTTTGTATGTATCAGACTCTTTAGGGTCATACCAATCTTTGCCCATCTCGTCATACCAATCATCCCAATCGTAGTAGCCATAACAGTTTTTGTCTTTGCTGTTATAACCCTTGTAGTATGACTTCCAATCCCACGGCTCATAACTGGTGTTTGAGTACCACATACCATCGTCTGTGTGTGTCCAACCTTTACCAAGTATCTCAACATGACCATCTTTGCTTAATATAGCCATCTTCGAGCCTATCATTTCTTCAATCATCCTTGCGATGCGCTCGTCTCTGTAGTATTCAGAATCCTTTATCAGAAAACTTGCATAACGCTTGATGAAGAGGGCAGTATCGGATATTGACTTTGCATCTCTTGTCATATCGATTATTCCGTTGTGTGCGATACCGACTCTCGACAGAGATACAAGTTTCTTTAATTTCTTTGTCTTTGATGTGCAAGGGAATGGCTGTGTCATTTCAGGACTTGTACCACCGTGTGTAGTTATTCTGAAATGCATCACTACTGGTAAGTTCTTTTTCTTGAGAGGTGCAAGTGCCTTATTGAACTCATTGAATGTCATAAAGCCTTTATGGATATGCACACCATCTTCAGAGGGATACATAAACCCTGCGCCATCTGGATTATTCTCAAAACAAGTCTTGAGTGTTTCGTTTGTAGGGAAATTTACATCTATAGGTTTGTAAGCAATAATGCACATATTACATCACCATCCTTCCTGTTCTTGCATAGATATACGCCTTTGTGTCATTTGAGATACCGCCAAGCCACTTGTTAAGGTCAAGGTCATTAGGCTCAATGTTCTTCGCATTTCTTGTGATTGCGATGTGCATATCAAGCCAAGCCATAAAGGACTCATATCTCAATGTTCCTCTGCCAAGTCTGTACTCGACAGTTCCAATGCCGTCCATATTCTGCGTGTTGACTGCGAAGTATCTCTCCCAACAGGAGTTCTTCTTTTCTTTCGCATCTTCAAAGTCTTCACAAGGGAGAACTCTTGCCCATCTTCTTGCATCTTCTTCTTCTCTTCTTGAGCATTTTCTGAAGAACTCGTATTCTTCACTGTAGAGGTGGATGACTTTCGCAACATTGTCATCTCTCTCTGTCCAAGTGCGACCGAACCATTCATTTGAGACATGGATGTGCAGTCCGCAGTCGCTGTTATCGTGACTTGTAAATCCATCCCTTGAGAGTTTCTCAAGCATTTCCTTGATAGGCAGTTTGTACATAGCATCCACTGTATGAGGCATCGATATTATCTCAAAGCCATCATCTTCAAGTGAGCAGTCGTGTTCGCAACAGATGTGTCCGTCCATCATATTGATGATTTCAGATGCTTCATCATTACTGTCAACTCTGTCTCTTGTGTTCTCGATTTCGAGTTCCCAACCGACTTTTAAGTCATCCAAAGGTGTCTTGTTTCTCCAAGTGATTTCGCCATTGGCGTTGAAACTCTTGAAGCATCCGTGGTGTGAGTGATAACTTCCAATCGTGTCGTCTCTGCGACAGTCATTGCAATAGAAGTCTCCGTAATCGTCAAACCAACCATCATCACGATGCACATACTCGCCACACTCATTGCACTCAAAGTAGTCATCAAGGCAACTCTCACATCTTTCGCCATCACGAGTATCTGTCATATGGCTAGGCTCAAACCACATATCACAACCATCGCAGTAACTGTAGTGATTTGTTGCACAAGAGTCACACACAAGGAATGGTTCATCCCATCTGTCCGAGTCGGTATGGATTACCTCGTAGTAGTCATTGTAGCGATTCAGCACTTCGCCACAGTGTGCGCACGCAAAGTAGTCATCAAGGTCTTCTGCATTGACCCAACCGCCATTGTACTCAAAGCACTCTGTACCGCTTTCAAGCACTTCACCAGTCGCTTCGTTATAGATTTCCTCGTCTTCAACTGCGTAGATTTCAACCTCGCCACCCTCGATGCAACGGTCTTCAATGTACTTCATAATTTTTCTCCTTGATTTTTTAGTCTTTACTGACTGTCAATATAAAAAGGACACCGCTTTGATGCCCTCGTTTATCTGTAATCAATGCAACACACTAATTCGTGTTCAAATTCTTTGTATATTTTTTCTTCAAACTCGTCTTTGTCTCCGTTTGTCAGTTCAAACAGTTCGTCATCGAACAGATACAATCCTCTTGCTTCACATAACTTGCTTGCGTATTCAAAGAACAACTGTCTGACTTCGCTTGTATCGACTTCAACTTTGATATTTAAAACTGTTTTGTTTCTCATTTTGCCACCTCGTTTTTTTCTCCTTTCGTATTAAGTCCGTCAACTGTTTTTGTGTTTATCCCCTTTGATAACCTCATAATCTCTTGTATATTTATGCAGTCATATTCACTGCGTACTGCACTATCTTGCTTGCTTGATACAGCGCTCTTGCCTGTACATCGAGCCATTCTTCTCTTTTGTTAGGTCTGCGCTGTCCGTTCTTTGTTTTCTTGAGTTCCGATGGTGTGCAAAGTCTCTCTGCTATGTCATAGTCGAATATTAGCGCACAACCACTCCAACTGTAGTGACTCCAACCGTCTGCACCATTGAGCAACTGTCTTTTCAGCAGTTTCGGACAGTCAAGGTCTTCGATGCTGAAGTATCCGTTTGTGATGTTCTCGAACAGTTCATCGAGTAGTTCAAGTGCGTACTGTGTCACACCTCTCGACCAAGCACTGCGTGTGTTGTAGTTTTCGATATAGTTTTTCATCTTGTCATATCTTGTCATCTTGCTTGCTCCTTTCCATCTAAAAAGGACACTCTGCGGTGTCCGTCTTGCTATCTATTTGCCTTGCTGTCTCTCAACTGTTTGTAGTCTGTCATTGCTTTCTGCGCTATCTTGTAGTAGTCCTTGTTCATCTCTCGCACAATGGTTTCCATTATGCCTACTGTTATGCAGTCAACTGCATCTTTTCTTGTCTTGAACAACACCGCTACCGAAAAGCCTGTGTTTAAGTCGGTCAACTGCCATCTTGTATGGTCATTAAACTGTCTGTGTACTGCGATTTCGTAGGGTAGACCCTTGTAGACTACATCCACTTTGTAGCCCTCTACATCCTTGAATCCATTATTTGTCGCTATGGTCACGCTTATCTTCTTCATCTTTCAACCTCTCTTCCTCTATCAGCATATCTGCTATAACTCCAACTCCGAGTAGAAATACCAAGTCTAGGTACAATCCGCTGTTCAGTATTAGGTCAATCATCTTATCTCACCACTCTTCCATTGACCATCAGCACGGCTTCGGGCTTGTTGTGTTTCTTGCCAGTCTTCTTCATTGTTGCAGTCAACTGCGGTCTGTTCATTGCTTCAACTTCGGCTTTCAGTTCTGCTAACTGTCTCTCCAGTTCCGCAATTCTGTCATCTTTGCTTGCGGTCTTCTTTGCGGTAGTCTTTGCCTTTGCTGTAGTCTTCTTGCTTTCGGTCTTCTTTTCTTCGGTCTTTGCCTTTGCAATCTTGACTTCTTTGCCATCTTTCAGTATGACTTTCTTGAAGTCCTTGCAGTATTCCTTGATAAAGGCGTTGTAGTCTTCTTTGACAAGATACTTTGCGGTGCAGAGCCACATCAACTTGCCACCGATGTTCCTGTAGACAAAGTGTGCCTGTTCCTGTATAGCCTGTCTTACTTCATCAGACGGCTTTGCGCTGAATACGATTTCCATTCTGTTATTCTTTGTATTGGTATTGATGGTCATTGTAATAGTCTTCATTTTTCTTTCTCCTTTTCTTGATTGCTTTTGGTTATGGTTTTCTTGTCTTGATTGATTAGTCATCGATGTCCTCGATACTGTCGAGCATCCTATCGATTGCCTTGTAGTTGCCACGCATCGTGTTATCAATTACGAAGTGCGCAAACTCTTCTTCTGTTCCGTATCTCTTGACAAGAGCATCACATTGCTTGTCATTCGGAACGCATCCAATCCACTGCTTGAAAGTTTCTTTGATTGTCATTAATTTTCTCCTAGCACTTAAGGTCTGCCAGACCGTCAGCAATAACTTTGATGGAATATGGCTTTGATTTTACGAGTAAAACCATTGAGAAAACTCGAAGTTACAGCATCCGATGTGGGACTTCTAAAACCCTTGTACGCACCGCAATGCGCATCCAGTCGCTTGCCCCTAGACATAGCCCATCGGTAGACTATGCCCACGGCTACCCACTGCCCACGGCGTGTTCATCCCCTTTCACCTTGCATCACTGCACCGCTATCGGTTCGCATCGCCACTCTCGATGGATAGACTTTTTTGGTGTCCGCCAGTCGGACTACCGCTTGCATCTCTCACCTACAAGCCTTTTACCTAGGTATATCGGCTACCTATACCATTAGTAAGGATGTGAGTCCCTAGCCGTGGGGCTGTTTTTCAAGGTTCATTGTCTCGGTTTCCCTTGACACCTATATTGTAGCATATATCCAACACTAATATTTTATTTTCGAGTGATTTTATGCTAAATTTTACCTATTTTTATAACCTAAAAGGCGTTGACTCCTTGCCAAAGGGGGTAGGTCGTACCGACCCCCACTCCCTCTGTATATAAGGGTAGGTAGATACTTGCATCCGTTAGATTCGTTCCAACAAAAAAACAGACCCGAAGGTCTGCAAAAGTTTCTCGAAATTCTCTATATATTTATTATATTATTAGTATGTTGTCGCTCTGTGTGTCGTTTTGTGTGTCGAAATGCGTGTCGTTTTGCTTGTCGCTGGTATGGTGAAACTCCTTGATACGCAAGGGCTGAAGGTATGTCGTTTTGCTTGTCGTTTTGCTTGTCGTTTTGTGTGTCGAAATGCGTGTCGCTCCCTAAAAGTAAAAATTTCTTCAAAAGTTGATACCAGTCTCACGCAAAACCGTGTTATAATGTTATTGGGCAAGTATAGATACTTTCCTTTCATAACGTGAAGACCGCTTCTTGATTGGGGCGGTTTTTCTTATATTGCCGTTTGGTGTAGCGATAGCACACGAGAATTTGACTCTCGTAGTGGAAGTTTAACTCTTTCAACGGTAGCCACACAGTCCCCCACAGCCTCTCAACGATGCACAACCGTGGGGTCTTTTGCTGATTACAGGGTCATCCTGTTTTCATAACACTTTCTCCTTTTCTTCAATACTGATTCGATGATGGGGTGGGGTCGTACTCACCCCCCACGGGTCATCCGAAAAGGAGTCCCAGAAAATAATTTTGTAAAAACAAAAGGAGTCAGAGATGGCAGAGAAGAAGAAAAGCACAAAGAAGAAAAAGGCGAAGGAAGAGATTACCACACCGCCTTTAAGAAAACTCTCAAGAGAAGAGAAGATGGCATATCTTATTAGTAACAGAAAGGAAAAATAAAAATGGCTTGGGATATTGCAACAGAATTAATTGAAAGACTCGGCGACAAACTGGAAGTAGGTGGAGCGAACATCCCCGAACCCGAAGCAGACGAAGAAGAAACAGATAATGGCAAGCATAAATAAAGGAAGGCAGAAAGAAGCAGTGGTATGGCAAGAACATTTTCGACAAAGCAGACAGATGCTGGTACAAATAAAGGGCGTTTGATAAGAGCAAGCGAAGAGCGTGACAGAAGGCATAGGCAGTCATTCCCTGATAATCCTAATGATAACGGACGGAGAACAAGTATCAGGGTTACTAACAGCGCAACACCAAAGCAAGCAAACGCCAACAAATACGGCACATATTCAAGCGACAGGGTAAAACCTCAAGACAAAGCAAGTGAATATACTTGGCGTGATGCATATGTAAGAGCCGCAAAAAGAAGGAGAACGAAATGAAGACATTGAAAACACCTATGACACCTGTACAGAAAAGATTAAAGACTGCTAACTCATTAGCACACAAGCCTGTAGTTGGAACATCTGTAAAACCTATCAAGCCTGCCAAACCCAAGTATGTAAAGCCGATGGGCAAGATATGACTTGGTATAGGGAAGCCGCCAAACAAGGGAAATCCCAGAGAAGCGGTGCAAAACCAAAGACCGATGTAGAAGAATTCGTTGTAAGGCGAGCGCAGAAAAGCGGTAGAAAACCTGAAACCGAACTCGCTTACGCAAGGAAGTCAATACATCAGGCAGAGAACTTATTCAGGTATTACAGCCAACCGAGGGTGAACCCATTGAATTTAGAATCAAAGAAACTATCCCCCGAAGCCACCGAGTGCTGGAGATACATATTCTCATTAAGGGGGTATACAGAAGACGATGCAGATATGAACTACGAGGACTCAAGGAGAAGCAAGACCTTCTTTAGCGGAGACGAGATAGTATTTGCATTAGAGTGCTACACACAGTGGATACGCAGTCAGAACTTTGTAAAGGAAATCGAGCGACCAGACGAAAGCATTGGTCTAATGCCGATAGTACCCAACCAGAGCAACCTCGCTCAATGGCTCGGAGTCAGTTCATACAGTATAGGACATTGCATGAGGAACGACCCAGAAGCCCAGAGCCGATATAAGCACATATTAGCAGACTGTTTATCAGAGGGAGCAATGGCAGGGGTCTATCAGCCAGTCTCGACAATATTCTCACTGAAAAATCTGTGCGATTGGGCAGATAAATATGAAGACCGTTCAAGGGATAAGGCAGACGATTTGGGCGTGTCGGAAGCGGTGGAACTGATGAAACAGTTAGGCTATTACAGAGAGAAAGCCACATTAGAACCGCCGAAGCCTGCGTTAGAGGGTGATGTAGATGGATAGAGGCTTACGTGCCTTTCTGATGTCTGATTATGCGGCGTATTGCCAGTATGTGCATAATGGGAACTGGAAACCAACCAAATTCCACAAGTACATATGTGACATTACACAGGACTTCTTGGAGAAGAACACTGGACACGCATACGACATTCTGATTCTGTCTACACCGCCACAGCACGGCAAATCTATGACCATATCAGAAACCTTACCATCTTGGTATTTAGGCAGAAACCCTAAATACCAAGATGGTAAGG